TACCCTGCCGCCGGTCGTGCGCCTCGAGCAGTCGGCGAATCTGGCGCGCCACGCCCTCGGGATCGAGCGCGCCGTAGACGTTCACCGTCAAGCCGCCGGCAGAGCTCGAGCTCGAGCTCGAGCGCGACGCCGGCGCGCCGGCGCCGGCATACGCGAAACGGCTCGCGGCGGGCGGCAGCATGAACGGTGAGCCAGGGATCTTCTTGAGGAATCCCGGCACGCTCGGAAACTTGATCTTGGACACCCACGATATGAGCGATTGCACCGCGCCGACCACGCGCATAATCGCGGACCAGATTGCGTCCAGCGCCGAGCGGAATGGCAAGAGACCATGATCGGACGCCCACTGGAAGATCGCCGCGAGCGCCTTGATCTGCAAGCCGAGCGGCGTGTAGCCGGCGAGCGTCTTCATAACATTCCAGACCGCGAGCAGCGCCGCCTTGAACGTATCCGAGTGCCGGTAGGCGACCACGATACCGGCCACGAGCAGCGCGACGGCGGTGATAACCAGCCCGATCGGATTCGCTCGCAGCACAAAGTTCAAGGCGGTCTGCGCCACCGTCCAGGCGATCGTGGCGAGCCGCACCGCGAGCATGGCGGCGCGGTTAGCGATGATGGCGGCGGTGTTGCGCACGAGCTCGGAGTTGGCGATGCGCTGGACCACCGTCCACGCGCCGGTGACCGCTGTATAGACCCGCATACCGGCATTCAGCGCGAGCACCGCGCCCGAGACCGCGAGCACGGCGACCAGCCCGATTCGCATGGCGTTCGTGTATTGCGAGGTGAACGCCACCGCCTGCGCCACGATGCCGAGCGATTTTTGCAGCACCGGCAGGAATCCCTTGCCGATCGCCTCCTCGGTCTCGCCGATCTGGATTTTGACGTTGCGCATCTGACCCTCATAGGTCTTCGCACTCTCGGTGCCGGCGCCGGCGGTCAACCGCGCCGCCTCATCCATGATCTTGACGTTATCCTTGGTAGCGATCGTGGAATCCTTGATCGCCGGCACCAGTTTTTGCAGACTCTTGTATTTGCCATGATCGGCGAGCGCCATCGCGTCGGTTGCTTCTTTCAGCGATACGTGTGCCTGCGCCGAGATATCGACGGCGGTCTTGAGTTGCTTTTGTCCCTTGGTCACCGAGCCGGTGGCGGCGGCGAGCTTTTCCAGCGCCGGCCGTAGGTCATCGTCGGCGGTGGCGGTCTGCACCGCCAGGCTCGAGATATAGTCCTCGCTCGCCTTGACCTGCGCCTCGGTCGCGCCGGTGGTGCGCTTGAGGACTTGCGCGAGGTGAATCTGAGCGTCGGCGTCTTGAGCGCCCGCCTCGGTAAACTTGAGGATGGCGGCGCCGGCGGCGGCGAACGCCACACCCGCCGGGATCGCCGCCTTTTTGATCGCGCTCGAGGCTTTCTGGCCGGCGGTCGCCTGATCGCCGAGTGCCTTGTTCACCTGAGTGATGCCACGCACCGCGCCGGCGGTCTCGGCGCCGATCTTGATAACGACGTTACTGATGCCGGCCACTAGAGCACGCCCGCATCGTGCAGGATGGCGGCGACCGCCGCGCGATAGGTCTCGAGCGCGCCGGCGCGCGCATAGCGGTCGACGGTGGGAGCGATCCAGTAGGACCCTCCCGAGGCGGCAGCGAAGTTGCGCCCGCCACCCTCCGAGCCCCACACGAGCCGACCGGCCGGCGTGCGGCGATGCCCGACGCCACGCGAGCCGCCGAGCTGCACCGCCGGGATGCGATCCGAGCGGATACGCACCGTGCGAGCCACGAGCGCCGCCTGCGGCGTCGGCGAGCTCGCGCCGGCGGCACGCAAGAGCGGCACCAGGCCGCGCGAGGCGTCGCCTGCCGCCTGCCGCAGCCGGCGGTTCGTATTGACCCGCAACTCTTTGTCCACGCTCTTGAGCGCCGCCAGCAGCGGCAGCACGTCCGAGGTGTCGATGGTGGGAGCGACGCCGGTCATGGTGGGGTCAAGAGCTCGATCATGGTTGCGAGCTCGCGCGGATCGCAGGCGTAGAGCTCGGCGGTGGAGCGTCCGCTTGCGAGCGCGAGACTGACGAGGGAGCGTGCGAGGCTACCGGTGGGGTAGGAGGGACATCCTCGAGCTCGAATCCCGCCACCTCCGCGATCGAGTCAAGCCAGGTCTCGAATCCGGGGCGCGGCGCGAGCTGGCGCGTCGAGCACGCCCACGCCAGAAACCACGTCATCGTCAAGGCGGGCGCGTGCGCGGGATCGGCGCCGACGGTCGGCAGACCCTTGCCGAGTGCGTAGGCTTCCCACGCCACCCACTCACGCGGACCGCCGGTGAACGCCTCGGAGCGCCCATCCTGATAGAGCACCGTGCCTGCGAGCTGGATCATGCCGCCGCCGCCGCCGTCTTGCCGCGAGCGGTGCGGGCGGCGTCGCCGGCGACCGGATCAGTACGCACGATCGGCCCCACGATCGGGAACGAGAAATCGGTGGTGATCTGCACCGCCGCATCACCGCCGATCGCCACCGGCCGGATCTGCACGTCACCGGAGTAGACGAGACCGGCGGCGGCGGTCGCCGGAGTGAACGAGAAAGCCACCTCGGACAGAGCGTTGTCCATGCAGTAGTGGACGAACGCCTCGGCGCCGGCGGTGAAATCCTGAATCACCGTTCCCTCGAGCGCCCACTTGACGGTGGCGAGCGGCGATGGTGCCGGCGTCGCCAGGGTCGGCGTGCCATCCTCCTCGGACACGTCCGGCGTCAGGACAACGTTCGCCGCCTGAAACGAGTAATCGGTGCCGGCGAGCTCGAGCGTGCCGGGACCGAGGCGAGAGTCCGTGAGCGGCATACGATCACCCTTCCGAGATTGAGACGGTTATCTCGAGCAGCACCGCCGGCAGCGGGTCACGGTTGACGCCACCCTGCCACTCTTGCGGCACGTAGGCATCAGCGTCCAGCAGACCGGCCAACTCATCGGCCAGCAGGTAGAGCGAATCGACGGCGAGCAGGCTATTCAGCGGATCGCTCGAGACCACGCGCACCGGCACGCTGTAGGTGCGGAGCGCGAGCCCGCGAGCCGTCAAGAGCGGCAGCCCGACCAGCACGCCGAGACCTTGAGGATGGAATGCGCCGGCGTCGCGCGTGGCAGGCACGCCGGCCAACTCGAGGCGATCGAGCACAACCTCGATCGCGCGCACCGCCGGCGGCGTGGTCTGCTCGAGCGCGGCGGCGGTGCGCGCGGCGAGGTCCGAGCCGTTCATGCCGTCACCGGTCGCTTGACGCCGGTCAGCCGCCAGATATCGGCGCGGTTCGAGGCGAGCGAGAGGTCATACATGGCATCACCGGCGCCATCACCGTAGCCGGCGAATCCCGCCGGCCCCGAGCGGAGCTGGTAGGAGTGCGCGCACCAGAGCACCGCGCCGAGCTTGAGCGCGTCGGTGACGGCCGGCTCGCCGGCGATCGGGGATGCCGGCGAGCCGAACACGTCGGAGCGCACGCCCTCGAGATAGGCACGAATGCCGTAGGTGACGGTCGCCAGATTCGGGTCCTCGGCGTCGACCGAGCCGAGATAGGCGGCGACATCACCCGGAGTGAGCCATTCGGCCACGAGCTCGAGCCTAGCGCCCGGAGCGGCTGCTCGAGCTCGAGCCCGGCGCGGCCACTACCGGTCCGATGGCGGCGCACTTGGCGAACGCGCCCGGGATCTCGAGGTCGAAGCTGGCGAAGCTGGTCACGCCGAGCTCGCCGTTCATGCCCGAGATAGCGGTGGCGGTGAGGCGCAGCGGCGTCGATTCGCGCGCCTCGATCGCTCCCCGAATGCCGACGTAGATATCGCCGGCGGCGAGCACCGGCGCGACCACGATCGAGAGTCCGGCGACGCTGCCGCTCATGCCGCCCGAGACCGAGGCTGCCGCGTACTTGAGCGCGCCCTCGGCGTCGACCATCTCGCCGAACACGTCGGGCGCGAGCACGAGCACGCCGGCGCTCCGCTTGGTCGCCGAGAACACGGCGGCGATGCCGCCGCCGATGGTGCCGGCGGCGGCGGCGTTCGCTGCCATCAGCGCGGCGATCTTGGTCTCGACGTCCAGGTAGTAGTTCGCCACCGCCTGCTGGTAGACCGAATCGACGTAGTCCGGCGAGGTGCGTTCCTGCACCGCGATCGAATAGCCGGTCGCCCACGCCCACTGAGCGATCGCCACCGGCTTGAGAGTGATGGTCGCCACGTTGTAGGCGGGCGCGGCGGTGTCATCGGCCATCCAGCCGCCGTCCGGCAGCGTCCCCCACTCCGGCTTGTTGATCTGCATTCCCGACGCCGGTAGCGGGCGGTGATTGCAGATCCCGAACAGGGGACGGTCGGTGGGGACGCCACCGAGCACCTCGGTGGTGTAGGTCGGCGGCAGCGCGCCCGGCACGTCGGCGAGGTGACCGACCGGCGGCACCGCCGCTTGGATCAACTCGGCGGCTCGCACCGGATCACCGCCGGCGCGGATCAGCGCGCTCACGTACTCGGTGGCGGTGATGCGGCGCGCCGGCGGTTCGGCCACGATCACCGAGCGTGCCGGCACGAGCTCGAGCGTCGGCGGCGGCGGCGAGGCGGCGGTGACCGCCGGCGGCGGCGCGCCGTTGACGACAGGCGGCGGCGGCGCGGCAGGCGTGGTCTCGGGCGGCATGGTGGGTCCTCCGGTCGGCGTGGATGCCTGCACGTTTGTGACGGTGGCGGTGGGGTAGGCAGAGAGCGGCACGAGCGAGATTTCGTGCAGTTCCGCCTCGCTCACCTCGATGACATCACCGTCAAGGGTGAACACCAGCGGCGCGGCGCCGACGCTGATGCCGGCGCGCGAGCCGGAGCGCGCTTGGATCAGCGCGTGGTCACCGTCCGGTGTGGCGTCGATCGAGAGCTCCACGTCCGCGCCGGCGGCGGTCTCGGTGAGCGCCGCCAGCACGCCGACCGGCCGGCTCATATCGTGCGAGAGCAGCACCGGCACACGCTCGCGCGCCGCGCGCAGACTACCGGCGCGGAAGCGGTAGGCGACACCATCACCGGCGGTGACCGCCGCCTCGCCGTAGGGGACCGCTTGACCGGTGATGGTGCGGCGCCGCTCGCCGTCACCGCCACCGCCGGCGGCGGGCGGCGCGGCCGGCGCGTCGGCGGCGGCGGTGATGGTGAGCGGCACCGGCGCGAGCCGCACGATGGTGCCGGGCAGCGGTGGTGCGGGCGGCATGGTTAGACCCTTCCGGGAGTGAGGTCGGCCGGCGAGCTCGAGGCGGCAGGAATGCCGAGGTAGCCGCGCGCCTCGGGTTTTGTCACGATCTGCGCCGCCTCGAGCGCGATCGCATAGTCGGCGGCGGCGGCAGGATCAGCGCGCAACCATTGGGAGGTGCTGAACGCCACCGCTTGACCACGCGGCGTCACCTGATCGGTCGAGAGCACCGCCTCGATCGCGCGCAGATACGGTGCCACCGCTTGCGTGAGCAAGAGTGCTTGCGTGGCGCCGAGGTTGGCGTAGAGCATGGCGTTGCCGCCGCCGGTCGGCGAGGCTGCCACCATCGCCACCGGCACACCGAGCAGGCGTGCTTGATCGGTGGCGGCGATGGCGCGCGCCTCGGCGAGCTGTAGATCGGCCGGCATCAGCGCCTCACGGCTGTATTTCAAGCCTTGCAGGAATGCCACCGTATGCTCGCGGCGCGCGGTCTGGAATGCCGCCACCATCGCCGCCGCCTCATCCTGCGAGAGCTCATGGCCGGTGTTTTCCAGCGTGCCGGCGGGGAGCTCCACATCGGCATGGCGGCGCGCCGCCTGCTCGAGCGCGTAGCCGGCGGCGAGCGTGCGCGCGCCGAAGGTGAGCACGCCCTCATGCCCGGCGCCGAAGGTGATGAGCGCCGACGCCTCGAGCTCGGTCGCGCCGACCGTATACCCGTCGATGCGGGTATAGGCGGCGAGGTCGGTCGACACGTTCGGCGACCAGGCGGTGGGAGGGATGCGGCGAGCTCGCACCGGCAGACCGTTCGGATTGCGCTCCGTCGCCTGACCGTCATAGGCGAGCACGAGCCAGGCGGCGCGCCCGTAGAACAGCAGATCATCCACGGTCTCGGCGATGGTGACCGGCCAAACCACGTCGGGGTCCGGTTGCGTCAAGAGCGATCCCGGCTCGAGCAGGTCGGCGCCTCGGAAGCGGTGCACGTCGAGTTGCGCCACCGTGCCGCAGATCAGGTTTCGGCCCGAGGCGATCGTGGGCAGGCTCATTGCCAGATCGCGTGAGACCGGCGCCGAGCTCCACCACGCCGAGTCCACCTCGAGCGTGCCGGTGCGCACCGCGCGAGCTGCCGCAACCTGAAACGAGACCGGCGGCGCGCCGGGGAGCGCCGCCTCGAGGCGCCGCCTCGAGCGATCCCCCCTGATACGCAAGAGCGCCACCGGCAGAGCATAGCGCCGCTCGCGCTCTACGCATTTTGCGGGGTTTTCGTGAGACCGCCGACCGGCGCCAGGCCCCTAGTCCGCCACCGGTCGGCGGCAGGCGGGGAGCCTAGCCGCACGCCGATTTAGGTGCAAGCTACGCTTGCCGATGGTTCGGCATGGCAAAGACTCACAGACCACGTAAGCGGCGGCGCGTGCCGAGGGAATCCTCCGAGGTGGTCGCTGCCGCCTGCCGCATCGTGCGCGCGGTCGGCCGGCGCCTCGAGCACGAGGACCTAGACGGATTCCGCTTGCTCGCCGAGCTCGAGGCAGAGCTCGAGGCGGCGCGAGCTCGCCTCGTTCATGGTCTGCGAGCGAGCGGCTACTCGGACACGCGCATTGGCGGCGAGCTCGGCATCACCCGCCAGGCGGTGCAGCAGCGGTGGCCGCGAGCCTAGTCGCGCCCGCCGAGCTCGCGGAGCAGCCGCTCGAGCTCGGCGGTCGCGCGCCGCACGCCGAGTAGCGCCCACGCTGCCACGAACAGCGCGGCGAACGCGAGCAGCGTCACGAGCGCGGCGGCGATGTCTAGGAGGATGCTCGCGGCGAGCACGCCGACAGCATGGCGCCGATCGAGTTCTACGCATCATGCAGGCGGTTTGCGCGAGGCGCGCCCCGCTCGAGGGACCCTGCCTAGCCGGACACGACAACCGGCCGGTGTCCCTGATCGGGGCGCAACTCATAGCCTACAGCCCACACGAGCGCGCGAGCGAGATAGATAGGACCGCTCGAGGCGCGGCTCGAGAGCGTGGCGCCACGATCGGGAACGGTGTAGGCGACGGCGGCGAGAATCTGCTCGGTCAGGATCGATTGGGCGGCGTGCGCGAGCGCGCCGGCACGCACGGTGGCGAGCGCGGCAGCGTAAGAGCCGAAGGTATCCGAAGGTGTCACCTTGACCAAATCGCCGGCGTGCGGGATACGCGGCACATGATGGCGGAACCCCTCGGGATACAGGATGCGGACGCCAGGGTGAGCGGCAGCGATGCGCTCGAGCTCGCGCCAGAGCTCCGAGCGAGAGCTGCATATACCGGCTCGCACGACAACCACGCCGTCCGAGCGATCGAGCGCGGCGTGCAGCCAGCCGAACGGCTCGCCTGCCTGATGAGTTTCGATCGCCACCGAGCCGACGCCGGTCGGCACCTCGCGCTCATCCCGGCGGCAGCGTCCCCACGCGAGGTCCGAGACCCACGCATTGACCGAGCCGACCACCCATTGATTGAGGTATTGGATGCGGAAATCCTGCTCGGAGGTGGAGCGGTAGAGCCGTTCGAGGCGATCGAGCCGGCGCTCATTCCAGTGACTCGAGGCGGCGCGCCACGCCTCTCGATCGTCGACCGGCGCGTCCGGCGCGGCGCTCCACTCGATCAAGAGCAGGTCGGCATGGTCGGCGTCGGCGAGCTGCGAGATTGCAAGCGAGCGGTGCTCGGCGAACAGTTCCGAGCCGCCATCGCCGGCGGTGCTGATGAGCCAGAGCTGCGGACATAGCCGCTCGAGCTGCGATGGCGCGAGCGATCCCTCAACCACTTGCCGCTCTACGCTCCACGCCTCATCGACCACGATCAGCCCGCACGAGTGACCGACGCCGGCGTTGCGATTCGCTGCCTGCACGAGCCAGGTTCCGGCCGGCTCGCCGTAATCGAGCGCCGGCCACTCGATTCGCTCGGCGCCGACCTGATAGCGCGGCACCGCCGACCACTCATGGCAGCGGCGAGCAACGTGCCGCCAGGGGAGCAAGGCGGTTTCTTTGAGGTTGGCGACCGTCAACACTTTCTGAGGCTCGCCGAACAGTTCGGCGGCGTTCGCGCGCCAGCCGCAGAGACCACGCTCGAGGATGGTCTTGCCTTGCTGCCGCGAGACCGTGAGTAGGACTTGTTCCCACCGGAGCGATCCGTCCGCGCGGTGCGCGTGC